ACCAAACTTTATAAAATTTATATGGAAAATCTATTACATCAATATCTGGTAAGATAATTTTAGTTTTTAATATCTTCTTCATATTTTTAAATTTAATAAATCTTCTTTTGGAATTATGTGGCCTTTGGAAGTCCAGTTATCTCCACCTGCTTTGATGGGGTAATTCTGCATTAGTTTTTTTAGAATTTTTGTGGGTATCAAAACCCAAACATTGTCTGTACGTTTCTCAACAACCAAACAAATAGCGAAGTACTTTGCTGTGCTAACCATTACTCCTGATGGTTTTCCTCTACTCTCTATTTCAATAAATACATTGCCATACTTAACTACTAGCCTATCTGCCTTACATTCTATTTGACCTTCAATGGCTTTCTGTAAAATGTTCTCATGCTTTTGACCAAACTTTAGGTCAAGGTCGAACTTATTAGTGTGTTTCACTCCAGTTTGAACCGACCTTAATTTCTCCTGCTAATTCGCATTTGAAACCAAAGTAATCTTTAGTCTTATTAAATAGCCCACTTGCTATATTTTTAAATTCTTCAATTTTATCTTTGTGTACTACGAACTGCATTTCATCATGCACATGTAGAACCATTCTATAATCTTTACCCCAAACAAAACCTGCTTGTTGTAAATCGTTATTAACTATCACTGTTCCTGCTTTAACTAATAAAGCACCTGCTGATTGGATTAATGTATTTAAAGAACTGTACTCTGCTCTGCACATTAACTTTCTTTTATCCAAACCATAAATCCATTTTTGATTTCTATATTTTACTGCGACTGCATTTTTTAAATTTCGTAACGCTGGGATAGCTCTCTCAAATGTTTCTCTTATTCTTTTGGCTTCTGTAACAGAGACTTCAAGTATTTCAGAGATGCGTTCATTTCCTGCAGAATAGATGTAAGCATAAATAAAAGTTTTAGCTTTAGCACGAGTTTCCAATCCAAGAATTTGTTGATTTGAGGAATGTATATCTGCTTCAAGTAATGTTTTCGCAAAATCCCCACTGTCATAATTATACAAGTAACTTGCCAACACGCGTAACTCCAAGCCAGAAAAATCGATACCACACATAACCATATTGGTAGGAGCAACAAAAAGGCTACGCATCTCAGTCCCATACTCTGAACCTTTTGCAACGACTTGTGCAAGGTTTGGGTTAAAGTGCGTACAGCGACCTGTAACTGCTCCACATGTGATAATTTTTCCATGAATTTTTTTCTCCTTTGTAATTAGTTTTAAATAGGCTTGTTCGCCATCACTTAGCTGACCAAGTCTTTTTTGAATTAGTAAATGTCTCGATATTAATTTAGCTTCATCATAAGGTAGTGATTTTAAAACCTTTTCATTTACTTCAGGTTTCCCTGTAGCTGTAAATGTTTTTGGTTTCCAACCTAATGTTTTTAATCTGTCTGCTATATGGTCTCTACTATTTGGATTGAATATTTCAGTTTTGAATTGTTCAACAGGAACTCCTGCTACTATTCCTCTTTTTTGATTATCTCTTTTATAAGTTTTAAAACCTGTAGATTTTCTCCATGTACCAAAGACTGCAGAAAGTTTTTGTTCAATCTCCAGTCTTTGTTTCTGTAAGGACAAGAAAAGCGACTGAGCAGTCGTCTCATCAAAATCAACACCACCTTGTTCTTGTTTTATAATCCAGTGTGCAAAATCATGTTCTAACTTAATAGCTTTTTCAGAATAATTTTTCTTCTCAATTTCTTTGTATAAAAGAAATGTAACTTCCACATCTCTTTCACAATAATCTTGCATATCCTGTGTCCAAACATCAAATGTAGCTGTTTGTGCAAAATCACCTTTACGAAGACTTAATCTATAACCCCAACTTTCTATTGAATGTTTACCTATAAGTTTAGGTGGTAGGTTCTTATTTGTGTAATCTACTTCGGTCATATTTGACCAAATAAGTCTAGAACATAGTAAAGTATCTAATATCTTACCTTCATGTTTGTAGCCTGTAACTTTCTCAATCGCAGGTAAATCAAATCCCATAACTGAATGACCGACTATCAACTCTGCTTTCTTTAGTAAGTTTAGACCTTCATTGATTTGGTCAGGATTATAGGAATAAACTTTTTGAGTTTCTATATCCTTAAAAACCATACAATGAATAGTATCTAGATTTTCAAGAAACCCATTGGTTTCTATATCTAATATAAGTTTCATTTAATGTATTTGTGTAACTGTAATCTTGTCTGTACTTGGAAGTATGTGAGACACACCTTCTATAGCTCTTGTAATAATTTTTTTAGCTTCAGTGTCTCCACACATTATAACTGGATAAACATTTTCATATTTAATCGCATTATAAATTGCCACCATAATAGTTTTAGATGTTTCAAAAACTAATTGCTGTTGGTGTTGTGATAACTTTAAATAATCTGGCTTCTCAATTAAGAAAGCTAAAATAAATTTAGTTAAAATATTTTCATTCATCAAAATCTCCTTCTGATAAACGACCTGTCTCTTTGTTATAAATTAATGTAGTAGCAACTCCTGTATCTCCTGAATATCTATTCTTTAATACTCTAACAGTCATTATGTTACTATCAGTTGCATGTTGTTGGTTTCTTTCAAAACCTATTACTGCATCTGATAATTGTGCTAAAGAATGTGAACCTCTTAAATGTGATAAAGAAGTTTGACTTCCTTCTTCATGACCAAAATTAGTATCTGGTCGTTTTAAATGTGAAACAATAAATAATGTGCAATTAAGCTCTACACATAAATTTCTTAATTGTGTCATTGTTAAATCAATCAATCTTCTTTCGTTATCTGTATCTAATCCAGAAATCATTATTGAGATGTGGTCTATAAATATAACCTTGCAATCTAAACCTTTGACCATGTAACGTATTCTATTCATTACTTCATCAGGTGTTGCTGAACCTAAATGATGGAAGAAACAAACATTGTTTTCAATCTTATCCATTACTCTATTGATTTCTTCGTTAGATATTGTTTTTCTAATATCTGGTTTGTGTAATAATTTATTTAAAGGTATAGAAATAATTCCTTGCATACTTCTAGTTACACTTTCCTCTAAACCTATGTAGCCAACTTTGTGATTATTTTTAATTAAGTTGTAAGCAAGTTCTTTACAAACTTGAGATTTACCTGTGCCTGAACCTGCACATAATAAATTTATTTCTCCACTTCTTATTCCACTTAACTTTTCATTTAAGCCATTCCAATGATAAGGAATACTTTCTACATCTGTATCATTTAATATTAATTCTCTTGTAGCTGAACCTTCAATAATACCTTGTGGTGTGTAGGCTTTAGCTTCCCACATACTATCAATAATTTTAGAACCTTGATTTGATACTAATAATTCATTAGCATCTTTCATAGGTAATTTAGAAATATATGCTCTCTTAACTGGTAAGATGTTTGCACATTCTATTGAAGCCTTTGTACCTGCTTCATCATTATCAAACATAAGTATAACTTTTTCAAATTTACTTAACCATTCCAATTCTCTTTTAATGTATTTCTTTGCTGAACTAGCTCCTGATGGAACTGATACTACTGGATATTTATTACCTTGAACTTGTGAAACTGACATAGCATCAATTTCTCCTTCAGTAATAATTACAGACTTACCACCATCACGCCATAGGTTCTGACCAAACAAACTAATTTTGTCTGTATCGCCTAACCACTTAAATGATTTGTCAGCAAAACGAATGTGTTGTGCTACCAAATTATACTGTTTGTCGTAGTAATTAGATATATGGCAATCCCTGCCATTATATATTCCAGTCTCATAATTAAATTTTTTGCATGTTTCAGAATTTATTTGTCTTTTAGGTAATGCGTTTACAGTACCTTCTATTAAATCTAGCACTTCTCTCCTTTGTGTTGTTTGAGTTTGTTGTTCTCCATTAAGTGATGTCCATTGCTGACAACCAAAACAGTATGAATGAAATTCGTAGATGGCTAAATTATTTTTGCTACTACAATTATTACAAGGTGCATGACGAATGAATTTCTCATCAGGTCTAATTTGGTTCTTCATCTTGAAGTTCCATTTCTCTTAAATCAGCATCATCTGTTAGTGCGTCTTGAAATTTGTAATTAGGAATATCTTCATGCAATAAATAATCTTGCACATCAAAGTTAGGACAAGTCTTTTGTTTATCTAAATCGTAATGTCCAACAATTCTTGCGTCAGGGTATAATTTAACTAATCTTTTTAATTGGTCATATAAAGTTTGCCATTGCTCTGCTGTAAAATTATCTTCAGGAACTTGCAAATCTTCTTCACTTGCACCACCAACTAAACATAATCCAAAACTTGTATGATTATATCCTTTGACATGAGCTTGAATTGCATTGTCTTCTCTACCTTGTTCGTAAGTTCCATCTCTTTTAATTACTCCACCATAGCCAATCTTTAGCCACCCT